TATACTTCTTGAGTCTTTTTTGAAAAGCAATATCAGCTTTTGAAGTTCTGAAATAATATCTCAGATCTTCTTTTGGTATGTAATGTTTCATAGTTCTATGTTTAAATAATACTGATCTAAATCTGCTTCAGTCATAAACCATTCCTCATAAATCTCTAAAGCTCTTTGTACTTTTGCAGCACCTCTTAAGTAGAACTCCTCAGTAACCTGAGCATATCCTATATCAAGTGATCCTTTATCTATAATAATAAAGCCTATATTTTCAGGTAGAATATCAAAGCACCTAGAATAAATAAAAGCCTGAGCATCATATCCATATTTATCTGCTGAATACTTCCAACCCTCTATTGAGCTTGTGCTTTTCAGATCATACATTGTTGAGTTGTTTCCTAATATATCAGCTTTTGCTCTAAATGGGAAATCAATTCCTGACTTTGATCTTATTGTATCTACTTGTGCTACTTCAAAATCTGAGTCATTTAGTTTCTCTAATACCATTTCATTTCTCAGTAATGCATCAGCTAATCTTTCAGCATCATGTTTCTCTTTCATAGTAAACACCTTGCCATGTTTTGCTAATGCCTCTTTATATTTCTTTGTATTCTTTGATTGTACATCTACAAAAATCTGCTCCTCAAATACATGAGGCTCTAGAACACAAGTGTGAACCAACCATCCATCTCTTAATGCTTGAGAACTTGGTGAACCATACTCCATAATATGCTTATATGTTTTTGGTGATGATAGTAAATTTTTACATGCTGAGGAACTCAAGGCAAATTTTGATAAGTAGCCATAATAATAATCATCATCATATGCTTTTGTTACCAGTTCTTCTTGGTCATATGTTTTACCATCTAATAGTGTTATTTTTTTCATTCTTCTAATTTTAATTCTATGTTAATATATAAAGTGTTGTATGCTACATGATAATTTTTTGAAACTACCTGACTATAAATATCCATTGTTTGAAAATTTATCAATATATCCTCATACATATTTGGCAATGCATCAAAATTCATAAACATAAAGTTTATCTGATCTATATACATCCCCTCTAATTCCTCTTGAGCTGCAAAATAAATACTACCATCTTCTAGTAATAAATCTACTGACAACTCAATCCTCTTTGCACTCTGCTTTTCTTGCTCTCTCAACTGCTCTTATTTTATCACTTCTGTATTCATCAATACTTAGCATTAATAAATGCCTATCATTTTGTAACTCATTTACATAAAGCTCTACATTAACCATAGCCTCAGTAAACCTTTTTAAATTTTCATTATTAGGCTGTGATTCTTTCCATTTAAGTAACTCTTTATTTATTATTTCAGTATTTACAAGATATTGTAAGTCTTTTAAGTTGTCTAGTTTCTTACTGACTAACTCTCTATCAAAATCTTTTGCTTTAAATGTTGTATTGAAATCTGTGTTTTTCATAAGGTCTAATGTGTTTCTCTTTAACTTTTACTATCTGATCTTTGTTTCCCTCCCTAGTATATAAACAATGATAATCAGATTTGTGTTTACATACATCTGTAAATCTTTTAATATACTCAACTAATTCCAATCTATCATAAAAAACATAGGTATTAATATCAAGGTATTCTATCACCATGTATTTAGCTTTACCAAATAGAGATCCTTTTCCTCCCCAAACATTCTTAATCTCTAACCAAACTGCATCTGTATTCTTATCTCCTTTTAAATCTACTGGGGTATTCTCTCCAACAATAAAATCTACATGATCAAACTTATCAACTCTAGCTGATGTCTTTACAGCACCAACTCCTATTTCATTCATGAAGGTTCTAAACTTTTCTTCAGATAAAGATCCTTTCTTCCAGTTCCCTTCATTTTCATAGCTACTTGGTTTGAACACCATTAGCATGAACTTTCTTTAAATCACTTATCCAGTTGTTTATTACATCAATCTTTTTAGCTCCACCACATCCACAAGGAATATTAAATTTGTGATTAAAATACTTTGCATGTAATTCATAAACTATTTGTAGATCTTTATCTCCAAACCCAGTCTCTATAACTATTAGAAAATTCTCAAATGATTGGTAATCTAAATCAATCATCTTTTGCTCTGTCAATGCTTTATAACTTTTTAATGCCATCTTTTGTTATTATATATTTGTTTAACTTATCTTGCCTTTTATCACATCCACAATCTTCATAGCCAAATAACTTAGCAACTGCTTTTGCAAAACTTTTACCATAACCAAAGGTTATTTTTCTTATTACTAACTCTACTAAATCTCCTAGTTTCATAATCCTATTTTATTCTTTAATAATTTCTTTACTTTAGTGTATGTGTTGTACAAACTAATATAAGTAATGGTAGATTTTCTACTGAGTTCACTAATCTTAGTTCCACTTGCCACTATCTCAAATACTTTTTGGTCATACCAATGTAGTTTCTCAAACTCTTTATTGAACTTTTCTTCCATCTTTTTAAACTCAACCTCCTCTGATCCTTCAATGTTTTGTAATATCTCTGTCCCAATATAACTAACTTTTTTCTGTTTCTTTTTGAGTTGTAGAAACATTGTATAAAGAATCTTCCAAATGTAATAGTAATTAAGATCATCTTCTTGCCCTTCTTTTTTATAAATTATATCAGTTCCTTTTACATTACAAATATGATCTAGTTTAATATACATTTCCATCACTAGATCTTCAGCATAATATCTATTCAAACCAAAGCTCTTACAGATATTAATCCATGTATTATGTTTTTGATATGCCTTCTCCAGTATGTTCATTCATTAAATCAATCATATTATCTCCCTCTATACTAAACCCAACATTGTTTATTAAACTTCTTATCCTGACTGGGGATTCAAGACTGCTAGGCATCATGCCAGTATCAGTATCTTTGACTTTTCTAATGTGTAAATGAGTTACCATCCAATCTAAGGCTGATTGAATATATCTGTGAATCACAATAAAATTATCACATCTATTACCAAACTTTCCACCACCTTCACAATCTGACATCATAGGAGGAACTGGATGCCCTGCATATTCATGATTAGTACTATGCAATCTTCTTAAACTTTCTGTAACTGCATGAACTGATAACCATAATGCTACACCAGTTTTATGACAAAACATTCTCATATCTGAACATGCTTTATAATCATGCTCATGCATACCTAAAGATCTAGCCATATCTCTATCCTTTTCTAAAGAATTATATGGATCTATGAAAAATCCATGATAATCCCATGACTTCTTAATACTAGTACCTAACTCTAACAACTTCTTATAAGTATATTGTTCATCTATAGATATAAATTTAAAATGAGAATCTACCCACCTACTTCCTTCTTGTAACTTCTCCTCATCAATCTTGTTGATGGGCAAACCCTCTTTATATTCTATTATTTTTCTAACTATTGAATAAGGTTCATTTTCTGCTGTTAGTAACAGAAATCTAAGATCATGCTTTAATGCATACAGAAACATTAGGTAAACTACTGTGTGAGTTTTACCAACATTACTATGTCCTAGAAATATGTTAAATGTACCTTTTTTAAATCTGAAGTACTGATCAAAACTTTTGATACCTAGACCTAGACCTTCTTTTATTTTGCCACTCCTAATGTCATGGATTTTAGAAAGTTGGTCTTTAATGTCTAGTATCATTTATATATTTATTTTAGAAAGGAACTTCATCAAGTTCTCTATCAGGATTGTGATCAGTTGTTGTAACTTTTTTCTCAGGTATAAATTCTGAGAATGGGATGTACAATTTACCATTCTTACTTTTCAAAACATCCATGTTAAGATAACCATTATTTTTTCTATAGAAATCTTTAACATATGGATCTTCAAGAAATTGTGTAAATCTTTCTACACTCAATCTCATTTTTGTTATTACAAAGTCTTTAGGAGATTCCTCCACATAAACACCTGCAACAAAATCAGGTTTTGCCATAATTAGTTAGGTTTAGTTAATAATTCTTTATATATAATATTAGCAGCACTAGCAGCTTGATTAATCATCTTCTGTTGTCTAACTGAAAAGATTAATTGTTTGCCATTGTTGTCTGTATTATCATCATCATATTTCTGAAAATCATCAGAGAATATAAACTGACTAACATTATTCCATGCAACACTTCTAGAAATTGATTCCTGCTGTGTTAATCCTCCTCCTACAGGTGCATTTTGTACTGGTGTATTTTGTACTGGAGCATCTTGAGGTGTCTGTTGTAATTTAGCATAATTCTTTTTCACATCTAAGGTGTAGTAGATGACATCACCTACTGATCTTTTAAAATCTCCTATAGCTGAAAAGTTTGGAATATCTCCATTAGCTAATTCTACTGTGTATTTATTGAAAGTTTGATTACCATTTGACCAACTTCCATTTGGTGTTATTGATTTTATTGTACTATTTTTCATATTCTTGTATGCCATCATAGGCAAGATTTATTTTATTTAAATTTAATTTATCAGTTGATTGTTTCCATTGTTGAAACACATTATCTAAAGATTGCACCTTGCTTTCTAATTCAGAAATTTTCATTTTATGCTTAGTGTTCTCTCTTAATAATTCTCTACATTCAGAATACATTTCTTTATAGAGTTCTAGCAGTTGATCAAACCTTAATTTTTGGTCTTGTATCATACTGTCTTTTGCAGTAGGTTCTTCACCCTTATTTTTATATATACTCAAAGTTAAATATTTTTTTCTTACAGCTAATATACAAATATTATTATAAACTATTATAGTTTTTCTAATAAAGTTTTAAAATGTTCTATCATTTCTTCTAAATCTGTAATAGAGTATTTAGCTGTTTCCCTTGATTTTTGTAGTAGTTCACTAGACTTATCTGTATTATATTTTTTATTTAAAAATAATGCAAACTTATATTGTTCTCCTGATCTAAATGTGTTACATCCTGCACATTGAGCTGATACATTTTCTTCATCCCATCTAGTTGCCATATGCCTTCTACTCATAAAATGTCCACAATGGATCTCTTTAATCTTTAATTTTTTTCCACATGTACAACATTTACAATAACCTCTTTTATCAGAATCTCTAGTCCTGATATATAGACTAAATATCTGATCTAGCTTTCTTACTAATGTTTTTCTTTTTGGTTTCTTTGCCATTTTATGAAGGTACAAAAAAAAGGAGAGAGCTAAAGACAACCCCCTCCTCTATCTAGAAATCACCTAGAAACAAAACATAATTATTAATAACTTAATCTTGTTATCCTTCTTAGAAGTTCAACATTAGTTACTGTATCTTCTAAAGTTTCACCTTGTGCATCTTTAATGTATTTATCTAAAAAAGATTCCTCTTTGCCACCTAGAAAAACTCTAAGAACCATATCACCATAGATTAGGTGTATGTTATTATCCTTACACCATTTAGGAAATGTAGTAGATAAAAAAGCAGTAGCACAAGAGTTCATGTCTGTAAAATCTGCTTCATCATCTCTATACTTACAAGTGTAAATCTGAGTAATAATCTCACCATCAGGTGTACCTGATACACTTCTGATATGTATAACTTTTGGATTTATAGCCTCTATAACTAGTTCATCTTGTAGTTTTCTTTCATTTGAAGTTAGAACATATTTATAATCATCCTCCATTGTAAGAGGTGTAATTAAACCATCTTGTGAAAAATGGTAGTAAACAAAATCTGTATTATTATTATTATTATTATTATTTGTATTGAAGATTGAAAAATTTAAGTTAAATATTTAGTTTGTTAAATTAATAACATGACAATATTACAAACTTATTTACAAACTACCAAATGTTTTTAACAAAAATATTATTATATACTAAATTTAGTGTATAATATATATGATAATTATAATAGTAAGTATATTATAATGATAAGTATATATTAATTATATATATATATTAGAGAAAAGGAAATGGTAGATTATTCATGTCAAATAAATGTTTCTTTTTCTGATGAGATCCATCACAATATCCATCTTTATCTTCAGAATTTCCACATTGACATTTTACTTTCTTAGTTTCTTCTTTCATTACAGTTTATTTATTTTCTCAAAAGACCTACCTCCAAAATAAGCACCATATAATAACAACATTAATTGATTTATAATATCTAAATTATATTCTAAGAAGAATCCTATAGCATATACTACTGTAAAGAACACTAAAGTCATAGGTCTTACATTTTTGGAAAGCCAACTATCAGATAAGTTATCAGATTCCCATCTTCTTGTTACAGCATCCATTTCTGCCATATCAAATCTAAGCATCTCTAAGGCTATATCTTTATCTTTTTGAGCTAGTGTATCATCTTTAACAATTAGCTGCTTCAGTACACCCAAAAACCCCTTATTTGGTATGCTTTCTGCTACTGTCTGAAACACCCCTGACTTTCCCAGTAGAAATTGTCCTAGTTTTGTTTCCTTGAACTTCTTT